AACTTGAGGGCAAGTCATAACTTGACTATTAACAAAAAGATGTTATAATCTTTAGATGGATCATTATAGTACTTTGGGTGTTGGTAAAAATGCAACACCAGACGATATCAAAAAATCATATCGCAAGCTAGCTAGTAAACATCACCCGGATAAGGGAGGTGATACTGCTACATTTCAAAAAATTCAAACTGCATACGATACATTAATTGACCCTAATAAGCGTCAACAATATGATAATCCTGCGCCGAAAGGATTTCCGCAGCAAAGTGGAATGCCACCGGGATTTGAACATATATTTGGTCAAATGTTCGGCGGTGGAAATCCATTTGATCCTTTTGCACAACATAGACAACAACCCCAACAACAGGTATTTAGAACAACAATTTCTATATCATTAGAACAAGCCTATCACGGTGGTGAACAAATACTAAAATTACAAACACCTGCAAATGTACACGCTGTAACAATTCAGATTCCCAAGGGGATTCAAAATGGTAATCAAATGCGTATTGATAAAGTCATAGATGGTGCTAGTTTAATAGTAGATTTTAAAGTTGAAAATCATCTTAAATACGATAGACAAGGTAATGATTTAATTTGCAACCATCCAATTTCTGTATTAGATTTGATTGTTGGCACAAGTTTTGAATTTGTTACTTTATCCGAAAAAACTCTTGAAGTAACAGTTAAACCCAAAACTCAACCCTATATGCAATTAAAACTAGCAGGACAAGGCATGCCCATACTTAATACCACTAGATACGGTGACCAAATAATCTTGCTTAAACCATTTATACCAGATATAATTGATGAACAAGTTATCAATAGTATTACAACCTATACACAACAAAGGAATCAAAAATGAACCACTCTCCCGAAATTGATAGCATTATTGAAAATGCCATACACCACTCTAAAGAACGAAAACATCAATATGTAACGGTGGAACATCTATTGTTATCATTGATAACGCATACATCATTTAAGAAATGTTTAGTTAACTTTGGTGCAGATGTAGATGAATTGGCACAAGAAATTGGTGCATACTTAGACAGTCTACATGCAATCGTAAGCAAAGAGGATGAAATAGTCCCGCGTAAAACAAACAGTTTAGAACGTGTTATGAATCGTTCGGTTACACAGGTGTTATTCACTGGACGTAGGCAAGTTACAACAATTGACTTGTATCTAAGTATTGCATCAGAAGGTAATAGTCATGCTCATTATTTCTTGTTGAAATATGGAATCAACAAAAATGAATTCGTGGCATTTTGGCAGAAGCATTATAAGCATGATGCTACAGAAAATCTAACTGCTGATCAAGCCGATGAAATTCTAGAAGAATATACAATCAACTTAACACAACTTGCCGCGCAGGGTAAACTTGAGCCATTAATCGGTCGTACTAAAGAACTTGATGATATCATTAATGTCCTTGCCAAACGATTTAAAAGTAATGTGTTAATGGTTGGTGACCCTGGAGTTGGTAAAACAGCAATTGCTGAGGGTCTTGCTCAAATGATGATTAACAAAGAAGTACCTGAATTCTTACACGACCATCAACTATACAGTTTAGAAATTGGTAGTTTACTTGCTGGTAGTAAATATCGCGGCGACTTTGAAGAAAAAGTTAAGAAGGTGCTGGATGCTTTGAATACAAAGAAAAAAACTATTCTTTTTATTGACGAGGCTCATACTATGCAGGGAGCAGGTGGTTCTAGTAACGGATCGGTTGATTTCAGTAACATGATTAAACCTGCAATCACTAAAGGTACTCTGAAAGTTATCGCTAGTACAACTTGGGAAGAATACTACGAAAGTTTTGAAAAGGATCGTGCATTAATGCGTAGGTTCTATCGTGTGAGTATTGATGAACCTAACCATGATACAACAATTCGTATTCTGAATGGATTGAGTTCACGACTTAATGATTTCCATGAAGTTGAAATTACTGACGAAGCAATCAAAGCAGCAGTTGAAAGTGCCGAACGTTATATTCATGACCGCAAAAATCCAGATAAATCTATTGATTTGCTTGATGCAGCTTGTGCTAAACAACGTGTGGCAGAGAACAAGGGTGCAATCATCACTAAAGAACTTGTGTTTGATCAAGTTGAACGATTCACTGGAGTACCTGCTGACAAGATGAAGGGTGACAACTTTGAGTTGATTCATAACTTGGAATCAAACATCAAGGACAAACTATACGGACAAGATGAAACAGTTCAACAAGTACTTGAGCGTGTTTATGTTAACTTTGCTGGCATCGGCAATGATACTAAACCAACAGGCAGTTTCTTGTTCTTAGGCCCAACTGGTACTGGTAAGACTGAACTTGCTAAACTATTAAGCAAGAACTTGGACATGCCGTTGCTTAAGTATGACATGAGTGAATATTCAGAAAAGCATAGCGTTAGCAGTTTGATTGGACCTCCACCGGGTTATGTTGGATTTGGTGATAGTCAAGTATCCGGTGGACGATTGATCAATGACTTAAGCAAGAATCCACATAGTATTATGCTATTTGATGAGGTGGAGAAAGCTCATCCAGATATCTTTAATATCTTCTTACAGATGTTAGATGAAGGGCATATTACTGGATCGAATGGTAAGCAAGTTAACTGCAAGAACAGTATCATTATCATGACTAGTAACTTGGGTTCTAGTGATAGCGAACGTAATAACATTGGATTTGGCACGCAAGAAAAGACCGGTGAAGATGACAAAGCATTGAAAGAATTCTTCAAGCCAGAATTCAGAAATCGTGTTGATTTGATTTGCAAGTTTAACAAATTAGATACTCTTGCTATTAAAAAGATTGTTATCAAGTTTACTGATGACTTGAAAAAGAGTTTGGTTGACAAGCATGACATTGTTTTGAACTTGAGTGAACCAGTGGTAGAATATCTAGCAGAGCAAGGTTACGACAAGAAGATGGGCGCACGACCACTAGCACGAAAGATTGATGAGTTGATACGAGTACCGCTAAGTAAAAAGGTCTTGTTTGAACGTATTAAATCTGCTACAATTAATGCAGTAATGAATGACGGTGCAATTGATTTTGCAGTAACACATAAATTAACAGCAAAGGTGAATGAAAATGGCATTATTGAGGTCAGTTAACAACGTACCGAATATTGATTATTATGAATATCGGGAAAATAATTTTTACAACAAATATAGTTATCGTGCTAAACTCACAATAGATGGGTTAAGTTATACTAGATACGCTAGAACCCCGCAGGATTTACTTAACCGATTGACTGGGCCTAGTCGGACTAAAATACGGGAACACACCCTAAACCAAGTCATGGCAAAGATTACCGAACTTAATAACTATATTAACTGGCGCAATACTCACAAAAAGTCTAAGGCAGTAACTTGTAGACTTGAGATGAATTCTGTTTCAATATACAGCGATGATTTAGATTTGTTACTTACACTGAAGGATCTTGGAGTAGTTACTGTTAATATCACCGAAGCGCAACTAGAGAAGTTTTCAGGTACAAAGTATTATGTTAATAAGCCAAAACATAACTATAGGATTTACTTAAGAGGTGTATATTTTGATGATAAAAACTTTGTCAAAGATTTGTACAATACTATTGAGAAAAGTAAAGAACTAGTTCCAAGCAAAGCACTAAAAGAATGGTTAGATAAGTATATTAACCGTCCGCATCTGTCTGTTACCAGTTGGAAGTATAGCCGGACAGACGGAAATCATTCTATTGATTACGACAATGAAAGCACATTAAGTTATTTGCTGCTAATGTATGGCCATATGCTTGGAAAACGCTATAAATTAGAAAAACGACCCGAACCTGTCTGAAATGATAAATACTCTATAATGGAGTATTTTTCATGGCAAAAATCGTAACAGAATCGGTAGTAATAACCTTTAGTAAAATTGTTAAAGACAGCGAATCAAATAATTCTGATATCGCTGGGCTTGACATTCAGCAAGCATTAGAGCAGGTTGCACAGGAACTTGCTGGCGAAAGTGTAGTAGTTGAAGTGGTAAAAGCATAATGAGCCAATCTACCACCCTTATTCTGTTACCACAAACAGCCTATCAAAATCCAGGTAACGGAGCACCTTATACTGTAGTAGGGAATGCTCAACCCGCAGCCGCATATTATTTGGGCAATAGAGATTTACAAACAGTTAACTTTAATGTATCTAATATTATAGGTAATATTGTTATTCAAGCAACACTCGCAAATCCAGCAACCGTAGATAACCAATGGTTTGATGTGTATGATTATACTGGAATTGACAATCCAAATGCTACACAATATACAAACGTCACTGGCAACTTTGTTTATATGAGAGCAAAAGTGGTTGACTTCCAACAAGGTGTCGTTGGTTACATTAAACTAAGTTATTAAGGTTGATATTATGAAATTATTTGAAGGTGGAAACATTTGGGATGACGTAGAAACAAACTTTGATCCGTCACGAGTTGGTAAACCATTAACCGCTACTACTCAAAAATTTCTAGATCCGCTTAAAACAAAATTAGAAGTAATAGGTTCATGCTGGAAACCAAGACATACTGCCAATGGAGATGTTGTTCCGTCTAATGACTTAGACTCAATGATTGAATTATCAGATTTGATGCATGTGTTTGGTACACCTGATGCTAAAACTACACGCAAGGCATTAAATGATTATATGCAAAAGCAAGGACTACAAACAAAACAAGCTGGGGTAACTGTACATACTAGAATCCCAATGGGAGACAAGTTTTATCAAGTTGATATCAAAGTAGTACCTAATGCATCTAAAGTAGCACAGTATCATAGACATGATATTCCAAAAGGTAGTCCATACAAAGGTGTTAACAAACAACTAGTAATGAATGCACTTGCAAGCACTCAGGGCATGTTATGGAGTCCTGATGAGGGATTATATAAGCGAGACAATGCAGGTAAGAAAGCAGAATTGCTTAGTGATGATTGGGATACAATCGCAAAATACCTATTAGGTCAAGGTGCATCAGGACAAGACTTGGGCAGTGTAGAATCTATCATGGATAAGATTCCCGATCAGAAACGCAAAGATGATATAATGAATATGGCACGTGCCGGTCATAGCTGGCAACAAGCTACCCCAAACGTAACTGAATGGTTCCGTCGTGCATTGGATATATTAAAATGAAACCAAGTGATTTTCTAACTGAAGCCGCAGCACCCAAAGTTGGTCGCAAATATCAACACATTGAAGACCTTGTGTTAAGTGATGGTAGTCATGGTGGACTTCATGCAATAGAACGTCTTAAGCATATGGGTGAAGAAGGTGGAAGTATTGAATTGAAGTGGGACGGCATGCCAGTAGTTTACTGGGGGCGTGACGAGCAAGGTAACTTTGGTATGTTTCCAAAGAATGCTTGGCAATACTTAAAGAGTGGCAAGACCGAGACCAGTAGCGGTGCATCTACTGTAATGCGTAGCCCAAATGATGTTAAAGCATTTGTAATGGGAACTGGCAGTGGTGATCCTAAAGCAAGACAACAATTCGCTAATCAGTTTGCTAGCTTATGGCCATACTTTGAAAAGATTAGTCCTAAACAAGGTTACTTAGAAGGTGGACTATTATTCTATCCAGGCAATAAACCAGATGGTACTAGTGCTATGCCTGTAGTAAATCGTGAAACAAACACATATGATTTCACTCCTAACATTACTACATTTCATATCCCAGTAGATAGTGATTTAGGCAAGAAGATTGCTAAATCAAAAGTAATGGTTGCTGCAACGGGATATTTCCCTACAATGGGTAGTAGTGATGAGCAACGATTGCCTAATGCAGAAAGTTTAAGTGTTCCTGGTGTAATAGTTCAAGGTACTACTTATGTTCAAGAACCTGTGCCGTTAGATACCCAAGGTCTTGACAGCATGGAAAAGTTTATCACATCAAATGCTAAACTAATTGATAACTATCTAGCACCTAAACCAGGATTAAGTAATCCAGGCGGAGAACTATATTCTTATTTGAATAAACACTTACGTACTGAAGGCTTATTAGCTGACTTCCCTGAATGGGCTAATGCAAACCTAAGTCCCAAGAAAGCACAAACGTTATTAAGTGATCCAAAAGGATTGAAAGCAACATTGGGTGCAGTTGAAGGTATCAGCAAGCAAAAGAATGTATTGATTAATCAACTAAGTCAAGGTTTACATGGTGGCATTAAGCAAACCAAACCAGAAGGTTATGCACAAGCACATCCTGGCAAGCAATTCAATTATGACATACCCGGACAATTTATTAAAACAATTGACCAGACTAACTGGAGTCCGAAAGAATCGGTGGTTAACGAAGCACAAGGTGGTAAGAGTGCTGTGTTAGGTTGGGGCCGTGGTATGGGACATACTGGACATGATGCATTAGTCAAAGCAGTTATACATCAAGCAAAGTCTACAGGTGCAACACCTTACTTTGTAGTATCACGCAGTTTTGGTAAAGATGATCCCATTCCTCCAGAGACAAAACTTAAGATGTATCAAAAGAAGTTTCCCGAGTACGCTAGTATGTTTAGCTTACCAACAGCAGAAGCGCCAACATTGAATCATGTACTAGCTGACTTAGCAACTAAAGGTATAACGGATGTTACACTAGTCGTTGGTGCTGATCAAAAAGAAGCATTTGGATATCTAACAAGACCAGACAAGTCAGGTCTTCCTCCATACAAGAACTTTGGATTGAATAGTCTAAACGTAATTAGTAGACAAGATACTAAAGAGCCGAGCAGTGATGTAGATAGTCCTGACTATCACGAAGGACCTCGTGCGACACCAATGCGTGAAGTATTACTTGACCCTAACAAAACTGAACAAGAGCAATTTGCTGTATGGCGTCAAGCAATGAGTCCTGCACTAGATGATAAAGAAGTATTGGATATGATGAATACTGCAAAACAGAATCTTGTTCAATTTCATACACCAAAACCCAGAAGAAAAGCAAGTGATATAAAAGAACATATTGCTAAGATGCGTCCTTTATTGAAAGAAGCAACCGTAGAACAACAGTACAAAATGCTTAAGTTGATGAAAGAGGCTTATACGCAAACTGATGAAGATTTAAGTCGTAGGGGATTCTTAAGAGGTGCGGGTGCGGCAGCTGCATTAGGTGCAACCGCAATGGGAAGTCAAGCAAGTGAAGTACCACAATCTCAGTCATCGATGGAACCTGTTATCATTGCAGTTGTGACATTAGAAGACGGGACAACTAAAACTTATAATTTAGGTACTAAATTTAAAAGTGCCAAAGAAGCTGAACAATTTCTGTCAAATATATTAGATAAACAGGGCTTATCATATAGATTAAATATTAAGCGTGGTTATCCCAAAACAGTTAATGAATATACTGTTAGAAACACTAAAAAGTTTATTCAACGAGCGCACGATACTGAACAAGGTCAAAAGTATGGTTCAGCACCTTACTCAAGTCATCCAAAAGCAGTTGCTAATATTGGCAAGAAATTCTTTGGTACTCAGTTTACTCCAGAAGCAGTTAAAGTAGCATTATTGCATGATGTATTAGAAGATACACCTTATACTCCACAGCAACTTGCACGAAAAGGCTTTAGTAAAGAAGTAATACAAGCGGTTCAATTGTTGACTAAAAATAAAAGTTTAAGTTATGCAGACAATATTAAGAATATCATTAATAGCGGAAACAAATTAGCAATGATGGTCAAGTACAGTGACAACTACATGAACTACAATGGTGACAAATCTCATTGGGACAGTGAAAGAGCCAACCACTCAAATAAGAAATATTTAGCAAGTTTAAATATGTTAGGTGATGTACTTGGCATTAAAAAGCACTTGGGCAACGAAGAAAGTAATGTTACCGAAAGCACGGATTATTTAGAAGAAAAATAATTCGTACCCCTCTTCCTGATGTAAATAATTATATCTTAACAAGAGGACCTTATGGCAACAAAGAAAATCAAAGCAACAGAAAAAACTGTACCTGTAGAAATGGTACAAGAAA